TTGCCGAAACCGACGATTTTAATCGAGAACTTGGCCAGCGATACATTGCCGCATTTGGCGAAATCGGCGCGGCTTGGTTTGTGGAGGGCAAGACTTTCGAGGACTGTTTCGCCTTGAAAATGGCCGATTTTGAAACGGCACTTGCAGCCAAGGATGAGCAGATTGAACAGTTGCAAGTCCAGATTGAAGCGGCATTAGCTGCGGCTGGTGAAGCCGATCCATTGGACAGCACCGAAGGCGTCCAGTTGAGCGACGAAGACAACGCACTGGCAGCCAGAATCAAAGTACTGGTCGAGGAAGGCCATTCGCCGAATCGAGCCAAATTCATGGCGAATGCGGAAGCATCTAAGGTATCGCACAACTAGCAGCCGAACGAACTACCCGACAAGGACAATTCAGAAACTACCTAGGAGACAAAAGCCATGGCTAACGCATGGAGAAGTACAGCAGACGTCGTCACGATGAATACCGATCTTGGTTTCATTATTTCGGATGTTTTAGACGGCGCCCCGTTGGTTGCTCAGATGGCAGCACGCACGGCACAGAAGAACACAATCACCTACAGCAAGCGTACCGTGAATCCGGTCACTGCGTTTCGTGCAGAGAATGACGGATTGGAAAACACGGATTCGACGACCGTGGCAGTCACGACGACGTTGAAGATTCTGGACGCATCTTTTTCGGTAGACGTTGCCGTAGCCGATGCTCGTGAAGACGGATGGGCAAGCGAAGTTTTCGACGAAGGCCAAGCACACCTACGTCAAGCGATGGCAGAAGTCGAGAGCCAGATTTTTTACTCGACTGGCACCGGCGGCCAATCGGCGGGTTTTGTCGGATTGAATACGCTGACCAACCTGGACGACATCGCAGACGCCCAGACAGTGAACGCTGGCGGGACAACCGCCACTACCGCGTCGAGTGTTTACGCGATGCGATTCGGTGAGCGGGACGTCGAATTAGTTTGGGGTCAACGCGGCCAGCTCGCAATGGGCGACATGTCAGTCGTTCCGGTTGCTGGTGCAACGGGCACTTTTCCGGCGTACTACACTCCGATCACCGGGCTCGTTGGCTTGAAAATCGGTGGTGTCTCTTCCGTAGTTCGCATCGTCAACGTCACAGCCGATTCGACAAAGACGCTGACCGATGACCTGCTCGCAGAAGCAATAGTCACAATGGACGGTGGAGCCCCTGACGCATTTGTGATGGGTAAGCGAAGTTTGCAACAGTTGCGAGCAAGCCGTACCGCGACGAATCCAACCGGGGCTCCGGCGCCGTTTCCCGTCGAAGCGTTTGGTGTTCCGATTATCGTTTCGCCACAGATCCTCGAAACCGAAGCATTGGCTACGTAAATGGCGACCGCTATGGCATCCGCTTCCGTTGCGTCATACAAGGCGCAACGGTCAGCGGGTGGAGTTTCGATCACGTACGCACGCGGCGTAAATTCCGTCGCGTTATCGGTCGTGGTTGGATCCAGTCCTTCGCTTGTAGCAAATGATTACGGTGTTGTAGTTGATGAGCGACACTACCGAGACTTTTTGATATTGGCTAGCGAACTGATTCTAGCCGCTTCGACGGAATTGCCGGCCAGAGGCGATATCATTACCGAGGGAACCAAGACGTATTTGGTTACGGCAGACGGTGGCGAACCGCATTACGTTTACTCAGATCGTTTTGAGCAAATTACACGAGTACACACAGTCGAAAAGGTTACGCCATAATGGCGTCGAAATCGGTTCTAATCGTCGATGATCTTGTAACCGCTTTGACGGCTGGCAGCTACACGCAAACGATCGTAGTCACCAAGGAATTAGTCCAGCGTACAGACCGAGCAGCGTTAACAGGGATCGAGGTAACTGTTAGCAGTGGACTAGAATCGTGGGAAAAGGCCAGTCGCGGCGGCGTGTATATCAAGACCTACGAAGCGAGGGTGGTGATTACTACAGCAGCGGCAACGGATTCAGCGGTTGATCTGTACATTGAGCTATCGGAAGAGATTAAAGAAGACCTCGCAACACAGGCCATGTCGAGTCTAGCTTGCGTTGGAATTGAGCAGGATGAACCATACGACATCGACCGGCTATATGATGCCGGTTCGCTATTCGTTGCGATGATAACCTTTCAGTATCGAGGATAAGCCATGGCCCATGTACTCTCAGAAAATGCAAAGTTGTACTACAACAGTGCGACGTATGCTTCACCGACTTGGGATTTGATTACGGAAGTAAAAGACCTGACGCTCACGTTTTCAAAGGGCGAGGTCGATGTCACTACTCGTGCGAGTGGTGGCTATACCGAAATCGTGGACGGTTTGAAAGAAGCGTCCATCGAATTCTCTATTCTGTACAACACGTCGGACACAGATTTCTCAGCGATCCTTGACGCATTTCATGCGAATACCGCTGTTGAGTTTTTCGTCATGGATGGATTGGTTGCGACGAGCGGATCAGAGGGATTACGTGCTACTTGCACTATTACCGGGTTAACGGTAAATCAGGTATTAGGGGAAGCACTCATGGCCGATTTTACGGCCAAGCCGCTGAAGAATTCGGACGCGGCACCGACATGGACGACGATCGCATAATGAAAACCTTTGACGCCGAAGATGGAACGACGTGGAAAATCCACATCACCGCTGGCACACTTCTACGGATTAAAACACAGTGCGACATCGACCTGCTAAATAACCCGCTTGAGTTGCCAGTTGGAATCGAAGAACTAGTCGGTTTGTTTTGGGCTGTCGTTCAACCACAGGCTCAAACGTCAGGCATTAGCGCGACCCAATTCGGCGAAGGATTGGGGGCAAGTCAGCTAGTCGAAGCAACGGACATATTTGTAGCGGAACTAGTCTTTTTTTTTATGGCCCTAGGGCAGCAACCGAAGGCGATGCTACTAAAGAAGACGTGGCAGATGCTGAAGAGCCACAATCAGGAGACGGCGAGAAAGGTGACGGAAACGCTTGGCGAGATTTATTCAGACTAGCCGGAGTAGCGAGTGTTCACCCGCTGGAGTTGCAATTCTGGCAGATATTAGAGATGGCGTATGGCTCGCGTCCAGAGTTACTAAACGAGAACCGGACGCGAAGCGGTAATCCAAACGAAACAAAGATACCGCTAACGAAGGATACCATTGGGGCGTTGAAGGTGTTTCTATGACACTCAGCATAAATGTCGACGTTCGCGCGAGGAGCTGGAATCGCGACGTAATCAGAAAGCTCGCCCGTGCTGACAAGCGGTTTTTGCATTGGTATGGCGGAGCATTACGTAAGTCGATTCGGCGAAACGTGCGAACGAGGAAAAGCACGAGCAAGCCAGGCAAAGGACCGACACATTGGACCGGCGGCAATAGCGGGCTTCGACTCGTCGCCTATGACGTCAATACCTCGGCCACCGTCGTAACGGTTGGAGTGCTGAAGTTCAGCGGATCTAGGCAACAAGGTACACACACAGCGGCGAAGATTTTAGAAGAGGGTGGTACGGCAAGACGTCGTTTTATTTTCGTGAACACTAACCCGCTAGCTATCCGCAAGTTTTCCGAGTTTAAGCCGAAGGGAATCGGGAAGAAGCACCTACGTATCGTATTTTCGCGAACGGCGAAACCTCGCAATGTCCGATACCAAAAGAGACCTTTTGTGAAGCCTGCGTTTGACAAGATCAACGAAAAGGTAGCCGAGCGATACGCACGAGCGGTATCAAAGGCCATGTCATGAGTGCCATAAAAGCTGGCGAAGCATTTATTCAAGCAAGCCTTCGCGGCGGCGAAACCGTCAAGAGAAAGCTGGCTGATCTGGGTGGAAAACTGGCATCTCTAGCCAAGGTAGGGGCAACTGTACTCGCGACCGGCCTGGCGACCGCTGGTGCAACACTGGCGACGATCGCAGTAAGAGCAGCGAAGGCTGGCGATCAGATCGAAAAAATGAGTGCTCGCACGGGTGCTAGTGCCGAGTTCCTGTCTCAGATGGGTTTTGCTATGGAGCAAAGTGGCGGATCTATCGAGGATATGGAAAAAGGCATGATACGTTTGTCTCGAACGTTGCTAGATGCTTCACAAGGTAGTAAGACCGCGTCCGATGGTTTAGCCGCAATAGGGATAACGCTGGCTCAACTAGACGGTCTATCGCCAGAACAACAGATGCACCTAATTGCCGATGGCCTAAAGGGCATCGAGGAAACATCGAAACGCGGAGCCGTTGCACAGCAACTATTCGGACGAGGAGCTAGCCAGTTGTTGCCGTTGTTGAGCACCGGTGCAAGCGGCATGAAAGCGTACGCTGCTGAGTCTGATGCGTTAGGTCGAACCATGAGCACGGAACAAGTGGCGGCTGCTGCAAGTTTTGTCGACGCTCTAAATCGCGTTAAAACGATCGTAAAAGGGCTGATGTTCGATTTAGGCAGCGGGTTATTGCCGGTGCTTGAATCCGTTTTGCTCGACATACAGGCAGCGGTAAATGTATTTGGCGGCGTGGAAACGGCCATAGACGGAACAGCAACAGCCGGTGAGGGTTTTGGCGACGTGCTAGCGATGCTAGGGAGCCCAATTGAGTTCCTCGTAAAGGCGGGCTCAGCGATTGCAGGTGTATTTCGTTTAGCTCAAGCGTCTATTTCAAAAGCTGGCCAAACATTAGCTAAGTTTGTTGTCCTGGCGTCGAAGGCAGGCGAGAAGATACCCGGTCTGGGTAAGATTTCCAAGGATGTTGGCAATCTCGCTCAGTTCATCGCAGAGGACCTGGAAAGACTAGGAAAAGGCCAAGCCAAACAAGCTAAAGAAAATTTTGACATTGCATTTACGAATGATTTTAGCGAGCGAATGCAGCGTGAACGGGCGAAGCTAAAAAAGACTGCGGAAGAGTTGCCACCGATGC